CCGGTAGTCGCTAACTACCTCGAAGCCGCCAACAACCAGGAATCCTGGCTTCCACTATCTCTACCATGCTTTGGCTGACTTTTGCTGAGCTTAGCCCTCTTGCGAGGGTACTATACTTAGTAACCTACTTGCGTAGTGCTCCGCACGGCTAGTATACCGTTCGACTGTCGCCAGCCTCGCAACTACCGAATGAACGGCCGTCACTTCCCAGAGCCTGCCTTAGCGGCGCATGCGGCACTGGGCTGGAGATAGATTCCGCCCCCTCCGTTGACGTAAACACTCTGAGGGCTTAGACCCTACAAGTGCAATATCAACATCCTGGCCAAAGAGACCACCTTCTCTAAATGTCCTTGAACACTTCTTCCCCGAAGTACCGGAGGGAAGCAAGGACACCGCACTCTCTAATACTGACATAATCTGCTGGCAGAAAATGCAGTTCTTCCTCCTGCCTACGCGCCAACACTTTCAATGCTGCGAGCTTACTCAAGTAAGTAAGCCGGTACCGAGGTTTAACGGCCCGATACGCGTAGGTTCTGCGTACACAGCCCACGGTAGGGTTGTATACGTCTCTTTTCTTTCCCCCCTCCCTGCCGAAATTCCAAGTGTACAGGTACATTGAAATTAGCTCGTCAGGGTCAAGCCGTCTCCGGACAGCTTGAAGTGATGTGGACAGCACGTTGGGTGCAGCCGGAAGACAGGTAAAATGCCTGTTCCACATCGATTGTTCGCGAGCAAAGGCTACGAACGATCTGGGATTGAGTCCCAACTGGGAGGGTAAGAAACCCCATTTCTTTCCGATTCGTGAACGAACGAAGGCGTCCGTCCACTTAACTGAGCCGGCAACAGCTTTAGAAGCGTGCAGCATCCCGGCGTAATCGGAAAGAAATCCACCTCTCCGCAAATGACGAATCTCACGCCATTTGCCCCCACCCCCTCTCACGAATGCTGTTGAGTTGATCTCTGCTACGCATTCGGATCGAATAGTCTTCAGATCATTTAACTTGTACCCGCTAGGGTAATCTGAAGTTTCGAGATAACGGTGAGCGGACACGAGGGTGTCATCGCCGTTAACGAGGATTGTTCCTTCTTCCCCGCGGAGCGCCCAACGCGCTGCGAGGTAGGAGTGAAGGGACAATAGGGGAAAGGAGAGGTAGCTCCCCATCATCTGCCCATGTGATACTTCCTTTTCCTCTCCGGCACAATCAACAAGTGGCCGCAGTGACTGGAACGCCCGGAGGCGCACAGCTC